ATGACGCTAGACACCTACGATCGCGTAGACCTGACCGGCCCTTGGGCCGGTTTTGGTTTTCAGGGACACCGATTCTTCACCCCCGAGGGTCGAGACATCGACCAGGTGGGAATGCGCTACTGGTCGCTCACGTGCAACATCGCCCGCGAGTGGGCGCTGATGATGGCCGAGGAACGCGAACGCGTGTGGCATGCACGGCCTGCGGACGTGATTTACCTGCGGGACGTGCTCCGGCGCAGGCGCGAAAAGCGGCTGTCAATGGTGGATGGCACGGGGTACGCCGACAGAGCGCGTGTGGTCCGGCAGACACGTGGGCCACGCACTCCACGGCGCGGGTAAGGCGTTATCCGTAGGGGCTACGCCCCTACACCCCTAGGTCATTTGCAGGCATCTTGGACTGCGTTGTCCCAATAGCTGGAAAGCGCGAAAGAGCGATGCACGCCGGCAGCTTCATAGGCTGCACGACGCCCCTCTTTGGCAACCTCACAGGCATAGCGATCCTTGGAAGAACTGGCAGCCACATAGGTCCCAGAACCGGAACGGACAGGAGAAGCATTCCGGGCGCGAAGCTGCGCAGCGGTACGGGCAAGCCTTTGCCTCAACGCCGGGTTATCCGGCTCAGGCTGAGCATCCCATTGCTTTGCGGTAACGCCTAGGCACGGAGCCGACTGGTAAACGACTTGCGTACCGCTCACGCACTTGAAAACCTGCTGGGCGCTGGCCGGAACGGACGCCACGAAGAGCACAACAAGAACCGCACGAATATGCATACGCCCTCCCCTTGAGAGCGGGATTCTACCTACATCTGCAAGGTAGTGGCCGGCGTCGTGGTGTTCGTGGTGTAGGCATTGTTGTCCGGGAACGTGCCCTGCGTGCGCGGCCCGTACTCAATGACACCGCCTCGCACCCGGTCGCGGTCAGCGCCGCCGCCGTCACTCCCTACGGTCGCAACGCCAGCAGCGCCGCCGCTCCCATCGGGGGCCATGTTGTAGAGCCGTGCGTCCTTCTCACGAATGGGCGCGGTCCAGGGCCACGCGGTCGCCACCATGATGTGCTTGCCGGCAGACAAGCGAACGCCGTACGTGACGACGCTGACGCTGTAGCCCAAGGCGCGCAGCTGGGTGAGGTCCAATTCCTCAATGACGTTATTGCTCTCATCGATCCATTGGACCCACGCCCGGTCCTGGTCCCCTACCCGCGCACGCGCTGACAACCGTATGCGGCCCTTGTTGGCAAGCTCGGCGACATAGCGCTGTTCCTGCGTGAGATCGGCGAGCGGATCGGGCGGCGGCGGCTGGATCGGCACGCTTGGCGCACCGTTTGCCAAGCCCGCACCCACATGTGTGGGCTTGTTGGTCTGGCTGGCCGAGGCCACCGGCTTGTTCGGATCGGAACGATCCTTCGTGAAGTAGTGCACGAAGAAATAGATGCCGACACCACCGACGATGATGAAGATCGCAGCACGCACCGCCATGGCTGCCCAGACGTTTTTGCCGCCCTCTTCGTAGACCTCAGTGTTTTCGGCACCAGGGGCATAGCCGTCATACAGCGGAAAAATCGCAGGATCGTACTTGAGCGTCTGACCGCCCACCTTCTCGAACTTGCCCGGCGAGGTGGTGTGGAAATACGTCACGCGATACCGGCCCTTCATGCCGATGGCGGTGAGCTTCTGGAAGGTGTTTTTCTTCTCGATACGCGCCTTTACCGCCGAGTGCAGGCGGTTGATCCACTGCGTCATGATGACCGCATCGCCGCCGTTCTGGCCGAGCAGCGCCCAGAAATTCTCCACTGCCGGCGCGAGCGGCTTGCGCTCGTTGACGTAGAACTCGTGCACCTCATCAATGACGACTAACGCATCTTTGAACTCATCAGGAATGCACCACTTGCCCGACTCATCCTGCGTGCACGCAAAAAGCTTGGTCACGTTTTTCGTATCGACCAAGACGAGAAGGCTTTGCACATCGCTTTCGGCAATGCCCAGGTGCTTGGCAATGCGATCAAACCGCAAGCCGTTGAGACGGGCGAACACGCGCCGGCCCTTCTTGAGCGCGGGGAGAATGTGATTCTTTACCGCGTCATAGCTCTTGCCGGCACGCGGCACACCTTCGTTGAAAACTAGCATGTCACCAAATCCCGACCGTCAGCACGCGACGTAACAGATAGAACACCATGGCCGCGCCGATCATCACCAGTGCAGGCCCGATCTTGAACACATCGGCGAACCAAAGAATTGTGCTGCCGGCGTTACCGAGCATGCCGCCGATACTCTGGCCCTTCATGAAGTCCGGCATAGGCAGCAACGTCAACACGTAGAGGATGGCCGCCAGCGACTGTTCCAGCCACATCACGAACAGGTCGCCCACGAAATCGACAACCGCCTGCCATACCATTTTGACGGCACGCCAAAGCCATGCGGTCAAATCATTGAACCAACCTGCTTGCATATCGTCGTCCTCAGGTCACAGCAATACGGAGCGCAGCGTAAGCAGCAATCGCCAGGATCACCCAGCCCGCCGCGCGCAGAAACGCCAGGAAATCGCCGCCGCAGTGAAAATTGATCGTCATGGCATTCCACCACTTCGACGCGCCCAACGAGAACACCGGGCACGATCCACCAGACGGAACCTTCATGAAATCCGTGATGCCGGCAACCATGGGCGTGCCGCGCACCTGCGTATTGAATTTGCTCAGCACAGACTCAACAGTCTTGCCGCTTTTTTTGTATAGCTCGGACATGGGAGCGCCCTCGCCGCCTTCACCCTCACCAGGCGTCGTGCCATCACCATCACCAGGAGTATCACCGTCGCCATCACCATCACCATCACCATCACCATCGCCGTCGCCGTCGCCGTCACCACCGCCATCACTGCCACCGTCTCCACCACCATCACTGCCGCCGTCACCACCGCCATCGCTTCCACCGTCTCCACCACCGTCACTGCCACCATCTCCACCACCATCGCTGCCGCCGTCACCATCACCTCCTTCACCACCATCATCGATAGGAGGGGCTGCATCATCGGTCGTGCACGTAGCACCACTAGGCGTATAGCTATAGCCCTTCGGGTTGCCTGGATCGACCGCATACGTGTAGTAACAACCATCGTTGCAAACGTCTGATGGTGTGGGCGCAGTCGGATTGGTCCAACCGCTTTGTGCAGTTCGCTTGGCGCACGTCGATGCCTCGGGAAATTGAGCGCTCCCAGTACCGATATCGAGCTCATACCCGATGCCGCATGTATTGCCTGGATATGTCATTCGCTGCGTAAAGCCGGGACCACTGGAAACTGCCCGCACCGCCTTCATGCCACACTTTGCGAGGTCAGCAGGCACAGGAAACGCTGAAACCTTGGCAAACGCTTCGCCCTGATCCGCACAACTCCAATCACCGTTATGCGATGACGTGGGCGCTTCAAGTTGTACGCATGCGGCGCTAGCACGCGATGCACAGCACAGCGCGACCAGACACAGAACGAAAACGAAAAAGTACTTCACACATCCAACCCCTTGACGCCTGCCCAGCCGCACAAGGCGCCCATGAATCCACAGAACAAGAGAACGATCATCGCCCTACCCCTGAAAGAGAGAGGGCGACACCGAAGCGCCGCCCTGCCCTCACCACCATTAGCCGAAGAAGCTTGCGACCTTCTTGGCACCCCACTTGGTGAAGCCCACCAAGGCAATAATTGCAGCCGCTGCGATCATCGCGGTTGCAGCTTCAGCACCGCTCACGCCAGTCAGAATGTCACCCATGTTTAACTCTCCTCATTGATTGATTGATTTACCGGTCGTTGAACATGCCTGCGACGCTGCCGGCGAGGCGTCCCAGGACGAACCACACGATCACCAGGCCGCAGCAGCCAGTGGACCACGCTACGGCGTCCTCCTTGCTGGGCATGGCAAACGCTTCTTGCACCAGCGCATACACGCTGTATTCGCTACCACTCACCAGCACGTAGCCGCTGCACTCGCCGACCGACCGACCGGTGGGCACCAACGTGCCATCTGCTTGCAGGGTTACGCACAGGGCCATGGCTTAAGCCGCCACGCGTGCATGCGCTTTGACAGCGCGCAACACATGAAACTTGCTGTAATTGATCGCGCCCTTGTTGACCGTCACCATGGCTTCCAGATCAAGCTCGTATTCGCCGGGCTGATAGGCGGCCTGACCCTTCTCCAAACGCACATCCAGCGGATACGCGAACCCGCCTGCTTCCAGCTTGGCCTTCTGCTTGCGCGTGGTGTATTCACGATCCTTGCCCTCGTCATCCTTGAACGTGCCGCCACGCTCATCGACTTCGGCGCTCAATACAGTGACTTTGATTCCGCTCATGGTGTAACCCCTTCTAAGGTTTGATTGATGCCCGCGATTTCGGGCCATTGATTGGCTACGTCTGCTGTTGCCCACGCCGGTAGCCGATGCGACGTGCAGGTACTGATGACGGCATGCAACGCGTCAGGCGTTGGGCAATGCCGCACGATGAAATTCAGGGTTGCGCCGTACTGACGCTTGATGTGGCGACGCGCACTTTTCCAGGTGGCATCAACAGCAGCCTTCGTAATGTCGATGCGCGTGGCGACGCAGTGCAGGAACTTGAGAACGGGATAGGCACCGAGCAGATAGCCAGCAGGATCGCGCAGCAAATCCAACGGCAATTCCTTGCGGTTGGTGGCGCGGAATTGCGCTTCATAGCGCACCCATTCGGAAGCCTTGTCGCCTTGCTCCCTACCTTTCTCATACACGCGCAGCTGCTTTTCGGACTTCTTGCCACCGACATAGAAGGTCTTGCCGTCGCCGCTATCGTGATCATCCACGGTCTGCGCCTTGGGGCGCTGTCCACGGTTGTCGAACTCGCCCGACGCATACCAACTTTGCGCCAACTTCAAGGGGTATTTGCCCAGCAGGTCATCGGCGGCAACGTCCACACGGGTCAATCGTCCAGCGCAGCTTTCGAGCTTCGCTCGAAGCTCCAGCCACCGCTTCGCATGGCCGCAGCGCGCTGCGCTCAACACTCCACACCCGGTGCCGGTCAACTCGATACGCGCGGTGTAGGTGCCATCTGCACGGCGGCAGTGCTCACCGCCCAACTCGATCAACCCGACGTGCTGCCCGTCGCGGTCGGTGATACGCACGCGCCAAAGATAAAACCGCCCCGGCCCGGCCTTTTCGTCAAGTTCCAGGCCCAAGCCGGCGAAGAACCAGCAGAACACTTGCAGTGCGACCGCACGGGCGTTCTCGGCGGTGACATCCATCCATTCGCGGACCTCTTCGGGGTCGTCGTTGACGAACACACCGGCTTCGCCAAGGACGGCACGCAAATCCACAGAGGCGGAAAACCAGTCAATGGCGACCGTTAGGGTGCCATCGGCATTCCTGAATTCACTGACTCCCCTGTTAGACGAGGGGAGTCCCGACACCGCAAGCTGGCCGGCCATTACGCAGCCCTCCGGACAGCGGCAACCGAAGCACAACGCGCCAACTCAACCAACCAGGCTGCCAGCGCAGCCGGCGTGTGTTCGCGCTCTGCCTTGGACACCTCAGGACGCCAATCAAAATCGCCCTTGCGCTTGCGCGTGCCATCAGCACGCGTGCGGCATTGCGCAATCACATGCGTGGCCAGGCCGAGACGGTATGGGATGGCAGGAACATCGCAAGGTGCAACACCGACGACATACAACCAGGTGGCTTTGTCAGCGCGATGGCCCCACGCGCTTTGCAGGATGGGCAAAGTCCATCCGCCAAATTGATCGAACGAACCAGGCTGCGGAATACCAGCACAGGGCCACAACGTGGAAGACGCGGGATGCTCCAAAACGCCACCAAAGCGGCGCACCTGGTCAACAGCAAAAATGGCAAGCTCACGTTCACCAGGTGCAGGGGTAACGAACGCGCGCAAACGGCCCCACGAACGGCACGGCGGATGGGCGACCACAGGCATGCCGCCTGCAAAGGTCAATGCGTCGCGGTCGAAATCAAACGCATCGACACCGGGCATGGTCTTGTAAACCGAATCACGACGAACGAAGAGAGCGGCAACGTCAATCACGATAGAACTCCACAGCAGCCGTTTCACAGGCACGAGCAGCACGGCGCGAGGCGTGCACGCTCTGCTCCACCAATCGGCCAGCAAGGCGCACAGTCAGGCGGAAACGCCGAGTGCGGCGACCACCGATCACGGTGTGGTAGGTGTCGATGTGGGAGACGACCGAGGCGCTCATGCCACCAGCTCCAATTCGGCATCGGCGCTGGAAATCGTGACGCGTGACGAAATAGTCGGCGCAACGAGTTCAACGTAGCTTTCGATGATGAAGACCTGTTCGCGGTGCGCGCGCAGCGCAGCTTCGGCCCGACGATCCAGAATCCAGGCGACCAATCGGGCGAGGCCGACAGTCACGGTCAGCGCAGACGCGCCAATCAGTGCAAGTGCTTGTGTGTCCAT